CAGAGCAGGACAAACGAAATGCCGAGGAAGCGCAGAAGAAAGCGGTAGCCGAACAGGTAGAAGCCGCTGTCAAGGCAGTAAAGGACGAAGCCGCCGCACAGGTTGCCGCAGCTAAGGCAGAAGCCGCAGAAGCTCGCCGTTTGCCTGGTGGGAACGATGCGCCACACGTTGCCAAGTTCGGCAATGTCGCCAAGTACGACAATTTGGACGCAACCGATGCCGCTGTGCTGGCTGGCATTATGTCGGCTGCAAAGATGGCAAACCGCAGCGTTGGTGTTAGCGAAGACTTGCGCAAGTATCTCGCCATTCAACTGGCTGAGATGACAGACACAGAACGTCAGTTTGTCGCCAGTAAGTCGGCAATGAAAATGGCAGGAATGCCGATGAAGGCAAATGAGTTGAACCAATCAACACTTGCTAACTATGGCGATGAATGGATTGGTGTTACTTACAGTTCGCAGCTTTGGGACAAAATTCGTCTGGCGGCTCCTATCGCTGCAAAGATTCCTACCGTGCAGATTCCGCAAGGTAGCGAGTCGGTTGTGTTGCCTCTCAATGGCACTGCACCGACGTTCTATAAAGTCGCACAGGCATCAGCACAGGACTCTAATCCAGGACGTGTCACTCCAACCATCACCACAACCAAGAAAGGCACGGCTAGCAAGACTCTTACCGTGTCTAAATTGGGTGCGGCTATCAACTACACCGGAGAACTTGAAGAGGATTCTTTGATTCCGTGGGTGTCTGAATTGCGTCGTGATTTGACGTTGGAAGCAGCCGAAATTCTGGAGCACATCATCATTGATGGCGATACAGCGACAGGCGCAACAACGAATATCAACAGTATCGGCGGTACTCCCGCAGGTAACGAAGCTTATCTTTTGTTCGACGGCTTCCGCAAGCTGGCACTTGTCACCAACACAAGCAACAGCCGCAGCGCAGGCGTGTTGGACGTTGGCGACTATCTCGAAACTTTGAAATTGCTTGGTTTGGCTGGACGCAATGCCGCACAGCGTGACTCGGTTGATTTCATTATCGACATGTGGACACACTGGAAGAGCTTGGAACTGGCAGAAGTGAAAACCCGTGACGTGTTCGTTTCCCCGACGATTGAGAATGGCTACCTTGTCAATCTCTACGGTCACAACGTTATCACCTCATCCAACATGCACCGAGCCAATCAGGATACCACCTACGGTCTGAAGGCTAACACATCCGGTAAGGTGGACTTGACTACCGCAGCCAACAACACAACTGGTTCGATTCTTGCCGTCCGTTGGGATCAATGGCGCTTGGGCTACAAACGACAAATGACGTTTGAAGTTCAACGTGATGCCATCAGTGATAGCACCGATATCGTGGTAATGATGCGTGTTGGCATGGTGAATCGTGACAACGAAGCAAGCGCAATCAGCTATAACGTTGGCGTCTAAGTGATTGAGAGTGTGGGATAGGGTTACTTATCCCACACTACAAATGGAGAAATAGAAATGTCTAGTTTACTCAATCTGAAAAACGGAACGGCTGACAATAGCGATTTCAAACAGGTATTCGACGTTGCAAGCGGCGATGGAGCAATCACGATTCCGACTCGTGGACGCAAGCATGTCTTTGTCACTAAGGCAAGCGCCGCAGCCTTGACCCTGGCTGCACCAACCGCTACCGCACATGACGGTGTGGAAATTGTGATTGTTAGCACGACAGCCGCAGCGCACACCGTAACGGTGTCAACGACTGGTATGAATGACTTAGGTACGTCCGCTGATGTTGGCACGTTTGGAGCATCCAAGGGTAACGGCTTGACACTGGTTGCCTATCAAGGTGACTGGTACGTGACTAGCAATATCGGCGTGACACTGGCATAGGTACGCAATGGTTAAAGTGAAATTTCTTCAGGACTTTCGGGGTAAGCTGACAAAAGAAATCTTTTACGTGGCTGGCACGGTTGCCGAGTTTGACGCAGCAACAGCGCAGGCACTATTAGACGAACAACGAGCAGAACCAGCAGAAGTCGAGGAAGAGACAGCCAACGATAGACAGAAGCGCAGCACAAAGAAGGCGAAATAATGGCTTACTGTGGCGTAGACGAACTGAAAGAATATCTTGGCATTGAAAGCGCAACAGATGAACCTATGTTGTTGACTTTTCTTGCCACCGCACAGCGTACCATCGATAGCTATTGTGCACGCACATTCGAGGCAACAGCCGACACGGTGCGTACATTCGATAGTCAATGTGATGTGGACGGCTACACGCTGACAGTAGATAGCGACCTATGCGCCATTACATCGATTGTCAATGGTGACGGCACGACAATATCAAATTCGCACTACGTCACAGAGCCACGCAATACAACGCCATACTACGCAATTCGGCTGAAGGCATCGTCTGGCAAAGTGTGGACAGCAACGGTAGCGGGTGACACCGAGAATGCTATTTCTATCACAGGAAAATGGGCATATAGCACAAGTGCACCTAGCGACATTGCGCACGTATGCAAGCGGTTAGCGGCGTACATCTATCGGCAGAAAGATAATGCGGGTGACCTGGACAGAGCAGTGATTGCAGGCAATAGCACAATTCTACCAGCGCAGATACCTAGTGACATTAAGTTAATGCTAGCGCCGTACAGGAGATTGAGCAGATGACATATACATCGTTTGTCAATGCGCTATCTGCGATCACAGTGGCAGGCGTGAAGCGGCAGTACACAGCACCACCGAGCCAGCTATCTAGCGCAGACTTGCCAGCAATGCACCCACAACTACCGGAGCATACGCAGGAGGTAATCAATTTAGTAAGTAGTCCAGGACTGTTTGCGGTGGTGTGTGAGTTGGCAATTGTTATCAAGGCGAATCAGCAAGGCATAGCAGCGGCGAATTTTGCCGAGTGCTTGACGATGTTGGATGCGCTGAATAGCGCACTGATAGAAAGCACGTCTGCACTAAATATCGATAGATGGTCAATGCGTCAAGATGGCGTTACCTACGGTGATACGGCTTACTGGACTATCGTAGCGAGAGTAGAGGCGAGTGAATAAATGGCAATTAAGGCAACACAGACACGCTTGGTAGTGGGTAGTTCAACCGAGGCGTGGGACTTTTCAGGCGTCTCGAACTCGCTAGATGTTTCATTGTCTGGTGAGAAAATCGAGAATACACGGTTTCAGGATACAGCGAAAACCTACACCACTGGCGACGCTAGCGGAACGATTGCGCAGAATGGGTACTTTGACGACACGAGTACAGGCAGCTTTGAGCAGGAGATAGCCGAAAGCATTGTCAACGGTGAAACGCTGTATGTCGGCGCAATCTTTGGCACGAATCAATCTGCACCAGTGGCATACATTGCACCAGCCACCAACACAGAGTCAATGGCTATCAACTCGCCAGTGAGCGGGTTAGTTACCGTCAATGGTTCATGGTTCGATGGTACTGGCATTAAACGTGGCTTGCAGGTGTATCGAGGCACGATTAGCGCAACGGGTACAACTACGTACATCGATACTGGTGCAGTAGGTTCGGCTGGCGGCTATGCGTGGATTTGGATTACAGCAGTGACAGGCACAGCCACAAACGCAACTATCCTGATTCAGTCAGACGACAACACGGGGTTTTCCACACCAGCGACGGAGGCAACATTCACGTTTAGCGGCAAGAAGGCAAACGAACAGGCATTGTCGGGAACGATTGACAGATACCTACGACTCAGCACAACGTCGATGGGTGGTGCAACAAATTTCACAGTATGCGTGGTTGCAGCCGTCAGTGGCGTGACTTACGCAGTAGCATAAGGGGTTTTTGAGACATGGCAACAAAAGCGAATGGAAACGTAGTTGTTACGTATAACTCAGTCAACATCACAGCCTATTGTGATCAGGCTGATTTGTCGGCAGCGGTAGAGCGTCTGGATACAACCAACCTGGCATCTACGGCAAAAGAAAGCACCGCAGGCGATACCGAATGGACAATTGCAATTGGTGGACAGTGGGCAACAGCACTTGACACAGCACTTGCACCCGATGCTGTAACACCAGGCACGGCACGAACTGCCAGCCTTGCACTAGATGGCGGCGCACAAACTGTTACCTATACATGGACAAGCAAAGCTGAAATTCAGGACTACAGCGTGAACAGCGCAACGGGCGACTTCATCAAGTGGAGTGGCACGCTGGCTTTGTCGGGTGCTCCTACACGTGCAGTTGCATAAGGATAGGTAGATGGCGAATATCAAATTTGATTGCAGTCTGGACGGCTTTACAGATAACTGGATTGAAGTATCTGAGCGTTGGACAAATGCCGAGGCGAAAGCTTTGGATGCTGCAATGGATGGTGGATGGACTACGTACATTGCACTGTTGAAGAAGAAGGTAACACGATGTCGCCTTGTGGCGGGTGACATGGTAATTGAGGACTTCAACGATGTCACCGAAGAAGTAATCGACGCTATGGATTTAGTGTTAGTCGGCTTTGTCGGCGGC